TGATTTCTTTGATCATACAAAAGTGCAATTAGCTTTGGCAAGTATAAATATTACTTATACAATGGCTGATAAAGAAGCAGAGTCTATACCATTTCTTCCTATCGAAAAAGTAAATTTTTTGAAACGTAAATGGAAATATGATAATGATGTAGGGGCATACTTATGCCCTTTAGAAGAAGAATCCATAATTAAATCAATGATGATATGGACACGCTCTAAAACAATTACATCGGAAGAACAAATTGTTGCAATATTAAGTTCTGCGCATCAGGAATACTTTTTCCATGGTAGAAACAAATTTAATGAAATGAGCAAGGTTATTCAGAATTTGATTATTGAGAACAATTTACAAGATTGGGTCCAAGAATCACATTTTCCTAGTTGGAATGCTTTAAAGAAGCGTTTCTGGGATAATTCTGAATAATATCTCATGTGGGGCGAGAGCTAAATTGTCCCTTAAACCAAAATTTAGCATATATGTATATATACTGTGTATTATTCATTTTCATGCATTTATTGTTTATACAAGCGTGGATACATATATTTTACTCACCAAGGCGCTCCCTAAAGTTACTTTTTAGTAAAGAGTTGGTAGGTCTCCAAATAAAATGTATACTCTATATATCATAGTTCATGTGTATAGTTTTATTTAAGAACTAGTATATTTCCAAAAATATTTAAAAACAAAAATCATGACCGAGAAAGGGCGGTCCATAATACCCTGATGAATATGAATCGGGATGAATTATTATCATTTCATGATTATCTAAATAGATTATATGTAACGGCAAAAGGATTTGAGAAACAAAGATTGACTTTATTTTTAGATGATCTTGATTTTTACATGGAGTTGTATGAAAATAATTTTCGACCACAATCGCAAATTACAACTGAACAGGTGAATGATGGGGATAATCATGAAGTTCTCACTATTGATGAGAGTTCTGTGATTGGGCATAATCCGTCTGAATTAATTATTGATCCTATTGTAAATTCTATTTATACAAGTGAATATGAAATAGGTCAATTTTTAAATAGACCATATCGCATTTATAGTACTTATATAGCACAGGGTGCTTTGTTTGGAACAACAGAAATAAGACCATGGCAATTATTCTTCGGTTCTACAGCAATTAAAAAGAAAGTTGATAATTATGCTTTTGTTCAATGTAAATTACATATCAAAGTCATAGTTAAATCTACACCATTTGTTTATGGTCAATTTGCATT